GGACGGAAGTCGCTGTCGTTCTCAAAATCGGTGGAGCTGCATGACAAAGTCATCGGGCATTATCTGAACATAAAACACTATCAATAAGTTGGAGTCATTACCCTCTTCTTTTTCTTTATCGATCTCCGCTAATACCTTCACGGGATCACCGCCAAGTTCTGCGATAACCTGTGTTTTGGATTTAAGACCTGCATCGAGTTGCATTACTTCAGCCTGAATATCCTTCACTGGATCAAGGCTGATTGGTTTCTGAGAGATAAAACGAGCACAAATAAGATCATCAAAATCTGAGAAACTCAGTTTTAATGTATTATTATGTAGCATTTCATTTTTCAGCCATGCGGCATAAATTGGCTTCAGTACTTTACTGATGAGTACATTTGTTCTGGTACGGAATGTCGTAGCCTGGAGTTTTTCTGTAAGTCGTGCTGCACTGAATGATGCATTAGAGGTATCAGATAATAGGGCTTGCTTAGTGACGTTCAGACCCATACTGATTTGGTTCATCAATTCATTCGTGAAAATATCAATCCCATCGACACCATTTGTTGGCGTAATCGTTTTAATATCCTGCCCTTCACCAAGTTCACCGATGAATCCCGCTTCAAAGTACTCTGTATAGACAGGAGTAACTTCCTCACGATTGTCATCAATGAGATCTACTTGAGAGGTATCACTGTTGTTCGTGATAAATGCCATACTGGACGCACTCACACGCTTTGCGGTTAGTGCCGCTTCAGTGAAGTTCTGTAAGTCGGTCATTAATTTACTGGTAGCAACCATATCGGGAATGCCCCGTTCCTGCCCCTGTATGTCGGCAATGAAGTAATGACAAATTTCATTTGCGGGAACAATCTCATAATCACTTGTATTGAACTGATAAGTAACAGGATTAAACGTACAAAAATAATAATTCACAGAACGATGGTACTTATCGAACTCAATACCGTTGCTAATATAGTTACCATTAGACAAGAACTGATTATTAAGCTGTATTAATCGTGCAGCATCGATAATTTCAATTTGAATCTGTCCGTTGTTTGTATGGATTCTAATGAAGCACTCGCCATCCTGAACGCGTATCTTTTCAACCGTCTGCTGGAATAAGTCGAAACTCAATGCTCCATCGATGCTAAAGCGGTCTGGATTGTATGCCCATCGGTCAAACAGTTTTTCTAACTGCTGGTTAATCTCGTTAAGTACTGCATCATCCTGTTCAAGTTCTACGGCGGGTTTTACATATACCCCATCACTACCCACTACCCCATCTACCGAAAGGTTCATATACTTACGACCTATCGGATTTTTCAAAATTGCATCACGACTAAAAGCACGGAATGTAGGTAACGCTTTCATCAACAGAAAGTTAATATTACTTCCCGTATTTGTATTGAACCCAAAATTCATTACTGACGTATTACGTGCTGCCTGAATATCTTTCTTCAATGTACTGGATTGTGCATTACGCTGACGTAGTTTCTTTGGTACTGGCTGTAGTTGTTTCTCTTCTTTCTTCTTCCAGAACATTATCGAGTACTCCATGTGTTAGGTTTAAACACGGTAATACTCTTGATTGGTTTTCCGTTTCCTGAGACGTTAACTCCATTCATCTTCGCCCATAAAGTGTTTGCACGTTTCACATAACGTGCACGCATGGATTCAAGAGAATTAAGAGATTCACTTACTAATGTTTTATTATTAATTGTTATGCTGTAATTCGCACCACCAGAAATCTTTACTGCAATAACCTGATCAATTTCATCAATCATCCCTTTCAGTTTTGCGTATTCATTAGTATGCATAACAGGGTTGATTACTTCGGAGGTAAAGGTGCTCACACTGTCATTAGTAATTTGAGTACAGAATAGTGTTTCACCTGCTGTATCAATTGCTAACGTTAGAGTAAATCCCCTTGAAGTATCAGATTGTAGATTATCGAATGAAGTACTTTGACCGGATGAAGTAAAACTTACTACAAGTATTGTTCTGGCGGGTAACGTTACCGTGAGATCATATGGATTGCTGACCATATAGATCTTTTCTGATAATAATGCCATTTAATATCCTTATCATTTGCCGAACCAATTACTCCCCATACCTGTACGCCTGCGTTTTGCAGGTTTTGTCGTTGTGGGTGTTGGTTCTTCATTTTTATTTATAGCTTCCTTGCTATATTTAGTATTTTCGTTCGACTTAGCTTTATGTTCGCGTAATTTTCTGAAAGGTTGAGTTCCTAATTTACTTTGAGCGTAATCTATCGCGATCATTCCATAGACCAGACAATCAAGGGCTTCATTACGTTTCTGCCCTTTCTTCAATCGCCATACTAATTTGCCACCAGCAGGTTTTAGTTCTTCTGCTGAAAGTTGTTCAAAGTAATCAGAAGGGAGAGTACTACTAAAGCGTAACTGCACAGGGGCTTGATCGGCCTGTTCTGACAGCATGAGATTGAGTAGCTTACGTATCGTATTCTTCTGCTCATGAACGTTAAGGATCTGGAGTTTGTACCCCGCCTGTGTGGATTGCCTGAACAGATCGCCAGTAGTGGAGCTGCTGCCCTTAATGGGATGGTACTTAGCCCAACGTGCGGTGAATTTCTTCACGGTATCTGTAGCATTACCGTTTGAACTGTCCACGAATACCGCTAGAGTTGGTACTAAACGCCCTTCTACCGTGCGGAAATTTTGCCTGGAGAATTGATCTAACTCTTTCCATGCCGGGCTTTCAATCTTCGTACAATCGTGGCCGTAGAAGAACTCATGACCAAGTACATAAATGTTCTTCTCATCGAAGCCAAGTACCGTAGCCTCAAGACGATCTAATTGCTGGTCTACGGCTATCGTAATGCCTAAAGTACTTTCGGGAATGGTATGAAGGTTAAATTCATCTTCGCGTAATAATTCAAGTTGAAGAATGTCTAATTCTTTCTGATATTCATCCTCATAAGGTAATCCCAATTCGTTATTATAGAACGTCTGTAAATTGAAGTTATAAAGAGCATCGGCATACTTACTGACCATTTCAGTAATTGTATTTAATGGTGAATACATACGGCTGATTTGATAACCCACTACACCCGGCTCACCATCTGAACTGGTGGCAATCCATCGACCTTTATCGATCATCTGATGGCGTGTATGCTCATCTACCTCTCCCTGACAATGTGGGCAAATTAAACGAGTTGTAGTACTGTCAGGTATTGCCCTACCGTTTTCTAATGTTTTAAACGTGAAAGCAACCTGTTCCCATTCAAATGTATATTCATGACCGCATGAATGAGTAACAAAGTATCGACGTTTATCACTGAGATTATATTCAGCATTAATCAGATCATCTTTATATAGTGGAGTACTTGATACGACAACAAGTGAATCATCGCCAAAGGTACTGGTACGTGCTTCGGCTAATTTTATTGGATTACCTTCATTCGTAATCTCACAATTACTAACTTCGTCAAAGTAACACCATACGGCAAGTAATCCCACGTAGATTACCTGGCGTATTTAAATTCAGCCAATATATAAAAGTACCGTTAACTAATTGCGTCTGTTTCGCATTATTTGCTGTATTCTTATCATTTTTATCTGTGACTAAAGGTTTGAGTACTTCACTGGTTTCAATTGCAGGAAGAAATTTACCATCTTTGAACTTTTTCACTTCTGATTCAGAACTGCTACCAAATGCGAAGTTACAGGGATCATTTGCCATAGCACCAAATGCAATTGATTGCAGGACGGTAGTCTTTAGTAATTGGCTACACGACTGAAGTACAATCTTCTTAGTACTTCTCAGTTGGGCAATATCCATTGGTTCTTTTTGAAAACTAAATGGAATCCAGTCAAGCCCCATATTCGGGCCATCAACAAACTTCACTACGCCATTACTAATCCATTCACTCGTTCTCTGGATTTTCGGCGGTTGTATTGTCGGTAGTACTTTCTGTAATATCCTCGTAAGCTTTATCTTGTTCGTTTCCATACTCTAATATTTCTTCATCCGTGGGTAGTTCAAATTCCATTGAACCTAATTGATATAATGTTTTGTCTATCTCAGTTTTCAGTAAATCACGCAGGTCTTTTGCATCCGTTTGTGCAAATAGTTCAAGATATGTTTTAGAAGGGATTGCCCTCATTGCCGTTTTTACCTGAAAGAGATACTCAGTCAGTACTTGTTCAATGTATGCAGTACTGATTACTTCACCATTCTTTTCGTCAAGTTCAAGTTCAGCTAATGCCGCTTCTGCTTTTAACTTCTTTAATCTTTCTTGTTCTATTTGTTCTTTCGTATCCGTATTACGTAATGGAGCTAGGACATTCTCACGTATCCATTCGTAGATTTCTGGTTCTGTTTTAGTACAGTCTAATCCCCTGTTCACCCACTCACGACTAATAACGGAAACGTCATAACCATAGCGGCGTGATAACTCGCTATACGAAATTGACAGGTTGGTTTTATTTGTTCTTGTTTTAGGCATAAAAAAGTCCTCCTGACTTATTTATCAGGAGGACTATGTTTTGTGTACATCTAAAATGTCACATACGAATGAAAGCATTCGGTGCCGAAAACTCGCGTATTGGTAGTTGTGTTGGGAGTACCTTCTCTTTTCATTGAATATTTTAATTCATCATGCTATTTTAGTACTTATAAAGTTAACCATTAATTATTTGACTAAAGGTTTATGTAATGACTACCTATCCATTCAATTTAACACTTCCAACCCACGGGAAAGAAGCTGAAAAAATTCTCTATGACTACTTAGATAAAAATCATAGTGACATAACTTTAAAAAAGATTTTGGATATTGATTTAGATTTCATTGATTCAAGAGCACAATCTACTGACTATTTCATTATAGATGATATTGAATACTTAGACGAAAATATCTACGTTTTGCATTATAGCATTAGCTACTTCATTTATAACATGTGTAAGGATATGGATATTGATGATTCATATTCAACCACCGTTACTTTTGAGGTTAATGATGGACTTTTAGAGTTTAATGTAATAGACGAGAAAAGAAGTACTTTAGATGAATTTTAATTTGATATATTATTAACAGGCCCGCTTCTGTGGGCCTTTACTAAATCATCAATAACCACGGCCAGTTTATTGACCAATGAGTTTATAGAGACGACGTGCTTGGATAAAAGATATTGTCACAGTACTAATTACGTAAACAGCTACTAATTCTTTTCCTGTCCTATAACTATCAGTAATCAGATAAGTCAAATAAGTAGCTATTACATATGTTGTAGCAAAATACACCATCCCATATACGATACTAATCACTTTGCATAAGGGGCTATTTGCTTTAAGTTCGAAACAATCAGCCACTTTATAGGTAATTGGTGAAAGCAACATTGCACCTAAGCCAATCCCTACAGACATCGCATACAATGCAAGTGTAGCAAAGACCACCTTTATGGATTCTATCGCCCCAGGATCTGCACCATTAATAAGAATGAATAAAGTTATTAGTGTACTAAGAATTGAAATCTTTAATAATATCATTGTTCCTTCAAAGGTATTACTGAATGTTTTATAAATTAACTCTTCTGTAATTTTCATTTCGCACCATTAATTATCTTAGTTTAAACCTGCTCCAACCAGCAATATAAATCGATTATGGACCATAAATTTTACTTTGCAACTAAAAAGTTACATCAGGTGTCAGAGCCATATTAGAAGGATTAAGTGTATTCTTTTATTGATTGTTAATTACATACAACCACAGTCTTTATCCCCTTACCTCTCATAGATACTGTCGTTTGCATTGGGAATAACTTTAACCATATACATATTGTATAATTTTAAATGAGTAATACGTGTATCTCGTATTAAGCACATAGTACTGCCATTGTCCACCTGGTAAATCGGATTGTAGGTGCGGCCACAATCACTATGAAACTGAGGCCGGTAGTACTTCACCCCGTTTCGTGTGCCAGCGTCGAACAGTACTATTGTAGCTTTGTTATCTACGGTGCCTACAAAGGCTTTATCCATGAATGAGTGATGTACGCTGCCGCAGCATGTGAGCAGTACTACCAACATGACGATTAGTATTTTCATTGTTATTTCCCTATAGAAGTTGTTCGCATTGTTCAAAGCGGATTGGCCTGTACTCTCCCTGTACTGCCCATATCCCCGACTCTCGTAGAATCCTGTGATTGTTATTGCCAGTGACTTGTACGATCACCTTGTCGCAGTACTGCATGATGTTCTTGATGAGTACCGGGAAAATCAGCCTTTCGATGTGTTCTTCAGTGAACCGTCTATTTAGTCGTATTACGTCGTAACCGTCGGTTAGCAGTGGTTCAGCAGCCATGTACCGTATGAATGGTAGATCGTCATACCGTGTACCCCTGCCAGTACTGAGCACGCACAACAGCCCCTTTTCTTTAAACCATGCGGCTTTGCCCTGAATCATTCTTAGCTGGTTCTGATAGACCACGTGACGTATGTATTCACTTTCCTTACCTATACCAACCAACACCCGGCAACCATCTATAAGTACACGTGTTTCCAGCTCAACGCCGAGTAATTTTCCATTCAATGAAGTGATCGGAATTGCCAAATGTTCGAGTTTCATGTTGCTCTCTCAGTTTCCATAACTGATTGATAATTAATCACTTTTAACTTATGATCAAATTAAAATGATCGATATTTTAATTTCTACCATTTTTAGTGGTAAGTGCTCTTGATGGCTGGATCTGTGCGAAATGTGGTGACAAACTGTATGGATAAACAGTATCGGTAGCGAGGGTGTAACATGGGCAAGAATGGTTTTGATCCGGCAATCAAAAGCGGTACACAGCAGTTTGAACATTTAGGCAAGTGGGCTACTGTCTGCTATTGGGGATACAGCCTTGATAAGTTTGTATATGGGGATCGCGTATTCTTCCAGCACCAGCAAGGTACTTACTGGTTAGGCACGATTGAGCGTGTTTGCTTCGTGTTCATACTGGAAACGCAGCTATGTTCAGTACTGGAAGGTTTGCAATATCTGAGTAGTGAGAATGCAGTCTATAAGCAGCATGATAAAGATGGATGGTTTTGTGAGCAGGGAGAATTACCGTTTTGATACACTTCCACCAATCGCCCAAACAAACCTACCCAAATGCGAATGGTGGAAGTACTACAATTATATCTTTTTGTGTCAAAAATATAACCCAAACTTTGTTCATTTATCCCAAAGCGTCATCAGTTTACTCTTAATCTCATGCGTTATTGCTGGGTGATTCGACTTATAGATGATTTTTAGTACCTCAATGTTGTCGCCATTCTTGAATACTCTTCGCATTGAAGATGCCTTTGTTCTTGCAGTACTTTCCTTCCACTCTGGATGGTCAGTTATCATCTTTTCAACAAGATCAGTTGTGTCCATTCCACCTTCAACATATTGATAGTACTCAACAAATGTCTGCATTCCTATTGTCTGTACATCCCGAATAGTGTTTGAATCTGGCTTCACCGTGATCTCTTCCTTTGAACGTTCAGTGTCTGGATCAATGAATTCAATGATATCTGTTACACGTGGATCATTAAGTAATAAATTGCTGATTCTTAGAGTGTAACCATTCTGGTGCTCATTATAAAAACCATATTCCTTCACTAATCCATGTGGTATGGATATAGCATAACGAATTGAGAAATCATGGTTATATATTACGGCAATGAGTTCATCGAATTGGTTCAGATCATAATTTCTGATAATTCCAAGAATTAACGTTCGGTTTTTTAAATTATTCTTACGAGACTTAATCTGAATTTTTCGATCATCAATCGTTGTAGCGTCATACCCTTTAGTACTAGGTGCAGCCAGTACCATTTGCATCTTTTCCGCAATCAGCCATTCAGTGTACTCACTGATAGGATTGTTTCTGGTTCTGATAACCTCTCGTCGTTCTAACTCATCAAGCGTCAACTGATTCAGTTGCATCAATTCGACGTTACTCAATTGTGATAAATCCATTTACTCGCTCCATAATGTCATTTTTTTTTTCAAGTCTGCAATTGGAAGTACACCGCTTCCACGATGTACCATTGCATGGCAGTTTGGACATAATGGGATCATATCTGTTACGGGGTTTACTACATAGTTTTCCCCAATCGTATGAAGCGGCTTGATGTGATGTACATGAATGAACCCACGGCCATGTGTACCATAGACCTTCTCAAAATCGAAGCCACAGCATTTACAGGTAGTACCGTGATGCTGGATGCAGGCTTGTCTGGCCTTTGGATCGCGTTCGTAGTAGTTCACTGTTACTTGAGTCTTTGCACCTTCAACAAAACTCTCTCCTGAAGGAATTTCATCGGGGAATGGATTAGGTAAGAAGTCTGCATACCAAACAACGCCTTCTTTACGAAGATATCGCTTGTTTAATTTACGCTCAAAATCTTTGATTACTGCAATTTCGGGATTATCCGGATGTTCTGCGAAAACCATATTGAAGGTGTAAAGTTCGTAGCCTTCATGGACTAACCTGATGTGTTCCAGAGCCTGGGTGTATCCCGGTTGTTTTTTGTTGTTTGAGTTGTATTCCCATTTCTCACGGAGTATTACAGATCGCTCATGCTCACTCTCAACATCCCATGACCCAAAGATGACCATCTTCTTTTCATGGTTAACAAATGACCAACTCCACGTCCAGTTACTGCAAGTAGCTCCGTGTGACTGGATGAATTGCTTTCTGTTCATATCGCCTCCTGCTGAAGTACTACTTCGGTGCTTATAATCCCACTATGTTAACCAGTTCAAAGCAACCTGCCCCGTTTTTTTCAAAGAAATAGTGATCTCAGCCAGCACTACTCCACCTAACTACGTTGCAACTGCCACTTAAGTTAAATTATCACTTTCCGATGATCATTTACGAAACATAACTGCAAATGGTAAAATTTTTCATCCATGAACCAGGCTACGGGTTAAGAATGTGAGAGTTAAAGGATGGAACAAATTGTTAGTTGCTACCGTCATAGTACTTCTATGGGTAGCGATATTAGCTTTCATTAAAGTACTCTTTTCTAGTTCTGATAGTTTCGAATGGGGGAGCGTATCTGATTTGTTAAGTGCTGGCTCTAGCGTCATCACTCTCATCTTTGCTGGCTATGTATATTCGAACTGGCAAAAAGAGAAATATAGGGATGACGCATACACAATACAAAAACAAATAATAACTCAACACTACCCTAAAATTTTCAATACCGTAGAGGAATTGGAGTTTAAACTTAAAAATTATCAATTTAGAATCAACGGCTATGACCATCATCTTAAGGACTCGGTTCTCGAATCAATGAAATCATATTTGCTTGATACAATAACTGAATTAGAAGTCACAACTCAGCTTTTAGCAAACGACCTTAACACTATGAAGTTATTCAGATACAAGCCCGTTCATGAGTTCGATAAAATACATTTTGGCTTAATCAATATCATAGAACTTATAATTCAATCCATTAGAACTATAATAATGACCCTGCGTGGCTTAAAAATGTCAGAATTCGAACATGTAAGACAAAAATCATATAGCTCCTTCAAAAGCATCATTCCTCTAACTGTAAAAAACGCTCATAATCTATTTGAAGCGAAGAACTATATATTCTCAAACGACCGCGATTTGAGAAAACTATTTATAACATTTTAGCAATCTGATCTGAGCATATCCGAATCTAATTGTCCTCATTCTGACGCACATGATCACTGGATCGAGGCAGTAGATAGTTGTCACGGAAGAATTTACAAGTAGATCTATATATATTAGATATTTCTCCGTGACAACTCGTTTTATCCTGATTTGTGTATCTGTGACAAACGATTTCGTAGTTCACTGGCTGCTCGTATTGGCTGAATCTGAGGAATAGCAGTACTTTGACGATAAATTGCGATCTCCGTTTGGCTATAGTGCCTTATAAAGCCCCTTTTCATTCCTCCTACTACTCGGGGAAAGCAGCAGTTCAACTGCTATTTTACAGCCGAATTCAATTTACCGAATCATACATCTTTAATAAATTTGGAAACTATATTATAAGAGTTAGGTATTTCATGCTCCTTCCCTTCAATATCTAATATAGTAATATCTTCTAGCTGATATACCTCACCTTCGTCATCAGAAATGATCAGGTCAAAATTTTCCACAATGAATACTTTCCTTTGTTTTTCTTTAATTGCAATGCCTTCTTTTTCATAACTATGCCTAGTTTTACCGCTCTCATAGTGACAAAGGATGCCTTCCAATACAGCATCACGCCTGCCAATATTGAGAACTGTAACTTCAATTTTATAAGCTTTGTTGTAAACGGCATCATATACAACTCTTCCTTTAATTTTTAATCTTGCTCTATCATGCCATGCAGTTCTTCCTGAAAAGAACAAGGATGTGCATGCAATAATAAATGATACCATTGAAAATCCGACAGTTAAAACATCTTTATATTTTGTTGCTAAAGACACCAAACTCATACCAGCCTCACATATACATGAATATTTCCATTATAAAGCCCACCTTTTTTTGTACAATACCGTAATCGTTACCTCAACTTGCATTTTTCATAGTTATTATCAATGCAAGTATGCTAGCAACAGCAGCAGATAGTGATATTAGCAGACTCAATAAGGGTATATACAGAGCAGTAACTCTTTTAAATTTACTTTCTTTATCTGCATATTGAATGAAATACATTTTTAGTCTCAAGAGTTTTACTATCAAGACATCTATTAACGTTGCCTTATGTAAAACACCTGTCACGCGATGGAAATGAAGTAAGTTTTTGACAGCTTTCTCTAATTTTTTAGATGTTATATCTTTTACATTGTATGAATGATGCAAAATCAATGAGTCATGTTTAGCTAGCGAGTCTTCAGAAGTAGAAGGAAATATAATCATATGGACTGCACCCGTTGCACTATAGGTAATTGATAACGCTGCCCCTTTTTGCCAATGATGGTTATATTTTGTGTATTCCTTAGTAGTCTCCTGACGCATGTTTCCAGTCATACGGTCCCTAAAACAAAGTGTCAAACAATCAAACCCATAACCGTCAGGATCATCATTCATGTCAATTACAGATAGTTCATTGTCTTCATCTGAAAGTATATTTGCTAGCTGAATTAATTGTTCTTTAAGCTTCGGTTTAGGTGATGCTGCCAACTTACTGATTTAGTGTATGATGGTGTTTTTGAGGTGCTCCAGTGGCTTCTGTTTCTATCAGCTGTCCCTCCTGTTCAGCTACTGACGGGG